ATTGTTTCTCTGGATGAAGGACTAACACAGTTCATTCCTTATGATTTTCAAGAAACTTTAATTAAAAGATTTCACAAACATAGATTTAATATTTGTAAAATGCCTCGGCAGACGGGTAAATCTACTACATCTGTATCATATCTTTTACATTATGCTGTTTTTAACGATAGTACAAATATTGGTATTCTTGCAAACAAAGCAGCAACTGCAAGGGATTTACTAGGTAGATTACAAACTGCATATGAGAATTTACCTAAATGGATGCAACAGGGTATTATATCTTGGAATAAAGGATCACTGGAGTTAGAAAATGGATCTAAAATCTTGGCTGCGTCTACCTCTGCTAGTGCAGTCAGAGGTATGTCTTTCAACATTCTTTTTCTGGACGAGTTTGCCTTTGTGCCTAATCATATTGCTGAGTCATTCTTTGCCTCAGTATATCCTACTATCACTTCTGGTAAAAACACCAAAGTCATAATG